ATCATAGCTGTCCCAATTCCCATTAGAGCAGGACCAATAGCAACAAGAGCTCCCGCTACTCCAAGAATAACTTTCTGCCACCCGGGATCAAGTTCCTTAAACCAATTAATAACCGTGCCAAGTTTTTCTTCTAGTTTCTCCAGTGCTGGAATTACATAATCTCTTATAATAGGAGCAAGCAGATCACCAAATTCAATCCCCAAATCAGTTATTTTGTTTTTTAGTATTTCAATCTGTGATTCAGTAGTTTCATATCTTTTGTTTGCTTCTTCTGTTAATGCAGTATTGTCTTTCCATGCCTCTGTTCCCATTTCCAACGATTCCTTAAAAACATCACTCGCACCGGAAGCACGCAAAAGTGCGTCCCTTAATCTTATCTCTTTAATTCCCATATCGTCCAAAACCTTAATCGCACTAATTCCTCTCTCTTCTGACTTCCCAAGTCCTTCTATAAATGTAATCAGAGCACCGCCTGCATCTTCCCTAAACGCTTTCTGAAACTGAGAAGCACTCATTCCAGCTACTTTTGCAAAGTTCTGTAAATCTTCATTTCCAGTTTCAACTGCTAATTGCATACTTACCATCAACCTTGAGAAGGCAGAACCTCCAGCCTCTGCTTCAATACCAACCGAAGATAATGCAGCTGAAATTCCCATAATCTGTGCTTCAGTAAGTCCAATCTGTTTTCCAGCGCCAGCTAATCTTAATCCCATTTCAACTATTTCTGCTTCAGTCGTGGCAAAGTTGTTACCTAGTTCTACAATAACCGAACCCAATTTATCAAAATCATCTTGCGACATTCTTGTAATGTTTGCAAATCTCGCAAGTGCAGTAGCAGCTTGATCTGCACTTAGATTAGTAGATTCTCCCAAGTCAATCATTGTCTTCGTAAAACTAAGAATACTTTTAGTTTTTATTCCAAGCTGTCCCGCTGCTTCTCCTACCTTTGCAATTTCACTTGCTGAAGCTGGCATTTGCTTTGCCATCTTACGCATTCCTTTTCTTAGTTCTTCAAACTCTTCTTCAGTAGCATTTACTGTTTTTCTTACACCGGCAAAAGCACTCTCAAAATTAATAGAAGATTTTACAGAAGCTGCTCCTGCTGCAACAATAGGAGCAGTTGCCAAAGACATTTGCGCACCGATACCAACAAGTTCTTTTCCAACTTTCTGAAAACTTTTTGATACATTACTAAAAACTTTGCCAGTATTATCTACCGCTCCTATTACTATTTGTAGCTCTGCTGATGTTGTCATGAAATTCTTCTAATACAAAATATATATCTCTTATGAAATTAAGACGTTGAGAGTTGAATTCCTGTTCGGTCCACTTCATCAAAACACAGACCGTCGCTTTCATTTTGTTAAAATCTTTTATTTTTTTTTATCAATTCCTTCTCCTTTTTTTGAAAACGAGGTCTGATTGATAACATCAATTATATCATTGATGTTCAGTCTTTTAACATTGTCAATCGTTATCGGCAAAACTTCTCCTTTGTCGTCTGTTAGATTCCAACTTTCAATCATTCTACTAAAAACTCTTAATACCATTTCTACCTCGCTTATATCTTTTGCATATACATATTCAAAATCTCCAGCCAAAAGCCCGTCTCTAACAACAACTTCGCTCTCAGGAATTGATTTTAACGGCAACTTCAATGTCTTTCTTGTGTCTTCTAATTTAGGCATACTTTATGCGTGGTTATAGTTTTCTGTCTCGTTGACAAGAGTTACGTCAATTGCTTTTGCTACTCCAACTGAACCATCATAGTGAGCGGTTAGTTCTACACTTTGACTCACTATATCATCAATCGGTCTGTCAGGGCTCCAAGTCTCGAAACTGACCTTTGGAAGATTAATTATTAGCTTCGGATTATTTGTCGTTCCGATTGTTTTGTCATTCCTTATAATCTCAACCCTCAGTGCTTTGTATAATCCTGAAGTATAATAATCTCTGTCTGTCTTGTAGTAGAAACTCATTTCTGCTCCCTCCAAGTCAGAACTTACATTAGTCGCTACCTTTCCGTCTGCTACTGTTGATATTATGTGCACGTGATAGCTCCCAGAAGTCCAAGTCCAGGGAAGTATTGCTGTATTATATCCAACCGTAAGATCAGCATTCTTTATCACTTGTGATGCCACAAGATTATTTGAAACATTGTGAACCAAAATTGTCCAATCTCCTGTTCCTTTAGCCGTTACTTTAAATACAATCTTCGTCTGGTATTTCTTAGTAGGAGTAAATGTCTGCTTGTCTGTTGCTCCTTCATTTACTGATGTCTTCAGGGTATATTCTTGTCCAGTTCCACCTATCTTTTGGTCAAGATTCTCAAAGTAGTCTGCTTTCATTGTTGCTTTTATTGACTGCATTAAAGCAATCACATTACCGGGATTCAACTCTCCAATGTTCTGATTAACTCTTGATCCGTTTTCTATTGACAAGCTGAACTCTTTCAAGCTCATTGCCGCTGCGGAATCCAATTCACTATAGCTATCAGCCATTTTAATCTTAACGTCCTGGTGCCTGAAATAGTAATCATTACTTGAGAATGAAGGCGAAAAAGGACTTCCTGACTTTTCTTGCTCCTTTGCCGCTATAAAACTCACCGTTGCATTTACCAAGTCATCTACCGGAGTTTTCAACTCAAGTTTGCTGACTAAAGCTAAACCATACTGATAATCCTGACCTCCTGGCTGTGATAATCCCAAGCTCAATGAAGGATATTCTGGACTCTGAGTTTGAACTTCAAATAAATGAGAGTAAACTCCTGTCTCTAATGTTGTTGTTGTGCATTTTCCGAGCAAGCTCTTTAGCAAATATCCAAGGGAATTATTCCTAATATTAAACTCCAAATCTCCCTCTGCTCTCTTTTGGATTATTTCCGACCCCTCACTCTCAATTGAAGTTGCTCTTGTTTCCTTCAACAAGACCTTTTCTACTACTGGTGCAATACCAGTTGGTGTTCTTCCTGGAATCCAAGCCTGCGGAACAACTATTGTTCCTCTTGCTGCTGGATTTTCCATTCCAACACCTATGTTTATATCTTCTCCTCTTTGATAAGGCATAAATTTATTTCTCTTCTAACTTTTTAAGCGCTTCTTCAAGCGTCTTTGCTTTAATCGACCTTTGTTGAAGAGGAAAGTTCCAAACTGGAAGATCCTCTTCTTTTTTTACCTTTGGTTTTTCAACCTCTACTGGTTTTATAACCTCTTTTTTTTCTTTTTTCATAATACTAAGTTGTTTCCACAATGACATCGCAATTCAACGTCATCGTGGCTAACCTTACAGCTCCGCCACCGAACTCCCCATAAGTCCATACTGACGGAACTGGTCTTATGTGTAATAGCCCATCGACCGAAAGGGCATTTTCTTTATCAAATAAGTCTATTATTTCGTCAACCGCACCATCAAGCAGTTTTTCTACATCTGTCTCCTTCTCATTCTCCAAACTCTGCATTAAGAAAACCCTGAATACAAACAATCTGTGCCTTCCTCCTGCCGTGTTCTGATAACTGCTTTCCAAGTTTTCCGGAAGCACGAACGAAGTTGGCATTCCACTAATATCTGCCGGCGAATAGCAAGCCTCTTTTATGTTTTTAATCGTCCCGTCCGCAATACTATCATTGATTTTTTGTATTATCGCTTCTCTTAATGCTTTAAAACCTGTCATATTATTGTGCTAATTGCTTTGTTATATTTTCTATTGCTCTTTGGAAGATCTCCTGAACCTCTGATTCTGCATTCTTTGCTCCCCTTTCCATAAATGGATTTCCTTTGAACCCCGGATGGTGAACTATTTTTACTGGATGCTCTGCCCCCTTCCAGTATAAAGCCTTCTTTTTCAATGGTCTTATTATATGTGATTTTGTTCCTTCGTGAACATACACGCCATACTCAGCCTTAGATTCAACTATTCCCCTAAATGGTTCAACCGTGAACACTATCATTCTTCTTAGATTTCCTGTTTTTACTGGTGCTTCTTTTCTTGCTTCTCCCTGAACCTTGATTGTAGCCAAGTTCAACGCTTGCTGAACCTCTCTTCCTACTATCTCCGGTGCCCTCTGAAAAGCATTCTGCAACCTCTCTAATCCTTCAACTTTGATGTCAAACTGAATGTTTCCTTTTCCTTTTTCTACCATAATATTTTATAATTTATTATAATTTTTACTTTTGAATTTTGTTTGCAAGTATTTCCAAGTGGTCTAAATTATTACTCCCTTCGTATTTCTTGATTCCCTTAACATCGTATTCCTCCCCGTCAATTATTAGCTTGTCAGTTTCTTTTATGTCTGCCCCTAATCTTGCAAATACTTGGTATGACTGCCCGAATATTCCCTGCTCATTTGCTATTGCCGTCATTTCATCACTCAAAGGAATAACAAATACATTCTCAGTTCCAACCTCCTGCCATTCTTTGATGTTTGAATTCTCACTTTTCTTCTGCAGTCTTTTTATTGTTATTGTTTTGTTTGTTTTCATTTTAGATTGTTTTTCTTTTTATCCAACTAATATCCTTTTATATCTGTTGATTATCTCTTTTGCCTGCTCAAAATCATTCCACTGCTTTTC